TAACTCTCTCTCTCTTACACTCTCTCTCTCTCTTACTTCCACTCGAAATGGAAAACTCCGTTTTCTTAATTAAAAATTTCCACTGGAACTTAAAATATAGAAAAAAAATATAGAAATGCTTAAATAGCTGCAAAATATTAAAAATATACGCAGTAGCATAGGACTAACTTTTGTCTTGGAGAAAGATTGAACTTTCTTTCTCTGGTGATTAATCTATATCCGTAACGGATTAGCTGATTAAGCTACCTTCCTGAGCACAGTCGAGAGGGATATATACAGCTTATGAGAGGTGACCACAGCCTAACGAAATCGTGAGCAACAGCTAAGCAAGAGGGGCGAAACGTAACTCTCTTAGCGCTCACGCTTAATTCTTAAATAGGGCTCAGGGGCGATGGCGGGAATGAGTTATATATAGTGTAGAAAAATTTAAAAAGGCAGTATATATATTTAATTATGGAAAGTTATTTTGATTTGAGAAAAAGAGGTTTGAAAGCGATTGTAGAAGCATTAAGAGAAATAGACGATTATAATTTAACTAATGAAAATGCAAAAATTTTAGATAAAGTAAAATTTATATCAGAAATAAAACAGGAATTTAGCATCTCAGATAAAAAGGCTAAAGAGTGGCTGGAAGAGGGCTTAAAGTACAATAAATCTAACCATGAGTATATGCTTAATCAAGAAGCAATAATTAGAGGAATAAAAATACCTTCGAGCGAAGTTAAAAAACAACTGGAAAGAGAAGCAGACGCGATACTTGATGAACAATCAATTGGAGAAACAGCAGATAATCCAGGCGTTTAAAGATGCAGAAGCTCGGGTGATGAGGAAGATAGCCCGCCGCATGCGTATTCTTTCTAAAGATAAAAAATTAAAAGAGGAGATAAGAAAAGAGATAGATGAGAATTTCAGCAAAAAGCGAATCAGATAGAGAAAGAAGCAAAGAAAGAAACGCAGATAAAGATTGGAGCATTAAAATTAGAGAGCGAGATAATTGGGTATGCTCAATATGCGGAAGCAGGTTTGGAATTATTGCGCATCATATTATACCACGTGAGAATAAAGTTTACAAATACGATTTAATGAATGGAATAGCTTTATGCTGTAAATGCCATAAATTCAGCAGAAGAATAAGCGCTCATAACGCTCCGTTTGCTTTTCTTTTATGGCTTGCGAAATATAAGCCGCTGCAATATCAATTAGCCGAAGAAAGAGTAATCGAAAGTTTGATAGGAGACATAGAATTAAGAAATGATGCAGCTTGATAATTGGCAGAAAGAATTTTTAGAAACTAAAGGCGATAAAATATTATGCACGGGCAGGCAAGTAGGAAAATCTACAATCTGCGCGATGGACTGCGCTGATTTTGCTGTAAAGTGCGGAAAGCAGGGTATTATTCTTATGACTGCGCCTCAGGAATTTCAAGCAGAAGAGCTTTTTATAAAAACTTTGATGTATATAGAACAAAACTACTCGCATTTAATTAAAAAAGGCAGAGAGAAGCCGACAAAATCAGAAATAAAACTTAAAAATGGCATAATAATCCGATGCAAGACTGCGGGAATTACAGGTTTAGGATTAAGAAGCATGACTTTAATTAGACTTTATGTAGATGAATGTAGCCAGATGCCAGATATGGTATGGGAGGTTTTAGACCCTGAATTAGTTACTACAGGAGGAGACACAATTTATCTTTCTACGCCATTTGGCAGAAACGGCAGGTTTTGGGACTGCTGGGAAAACAAAAATAATGCTTATGCTTCTTTTAAAAGATTTAGCATAAATACTGAAGAGGTTATAGCGAATAGAGAAATATCTGAAAGCTGGACGCAGTTTCAGAGAGAAGCAGGATTAAAGAAACTCGCAGAAGCGAAAGCAAGACTATCAAAATTGAAATACAGTCAAGAATATTTAGGAATGTTCGTAGAAGATTTAATGCAGATGTTTAAAGACAGCTTAATTCTTTCCTGCATGACATTAAAAAGACCGCAAAGCATAAACGCTCTTGCGACTTATTATATGGGCGTAGATATAGGCGGACGAGGCGGTGACCCGTCTGTAATTTCTATATTGGATATAACTGATAAAAAAAATATTCAGCAAGTGGAAAATTTAGTTTTATTTAATGATATGACGACGCAGACAGAAAGAAATATTTTGCTTGAACAGAGCCGATGGAACTGCAAGAAAATCTATATTGATGATGGCGGTATGGGTGTAGGTGTGTTTGACCATCTGCTTGAAACAGACGGAATAAAAAAGAAAGTTGTAGCTATTAATAACGCCAGCAGGAGCTTAGATAGAGATGACAAGCAAAAAAAGAAGATATTAAAGAATGATTTATACGATAACCTGCTTGTATTAATGGAGCGGGGAGAGATAAAACTGCTTGATGACCCTGCTATATTCCAAAGCCTAAAAAGCATACAGATGGAAATAGACGAAGAAACTAAAGACTTGAAAATTTCAGGAAACTATAACCATATTGCAGAAAGTTTAATTCGCTCTGCATGGGGAGTAAGAGACAAAACTTTAAATATGTGGTGCGCATAGAAAAATTGTAAAAATAGAGGTAATTTAATAAAATGAGCTGGACACTAACTACATCAGGCGCTGCAATAATAAAAGCAGGAGCTAACGTTAATGCGGATATAAAAATATCGGGTTCATTCTTAGCTAAATGGAGCGACCAGTCAGAAGCATCTCTTAGCGCTATAACGAGAAAAGACTGGGTAGCAGATTATAATTCAGTAGATGCAAATTTTAGAGCTATTTTAGATGATACTGTTTCAGATATGATAGCTATGAAAATGATAGCTTATGATATGTCAGGCTATACAAGCAGATTAGAAGCTGCTACTGTTTTAGATTTTTTAAGAGACAATATGTCAAGAAATATAGGCGTGCTAACAAAAGACGAAAATAAAGAGGTAATGCTATAATGGGCGTGCCAATAGTTTACAGAAGTGGCGGAGAAGAGATTATACAGTCTTACAATTATACTGATATTATAACTGGAACAGGTTATGTTTTGCTTTATGCGGGAAAATGTTTATCAGGAGCTTATTTATCGAATATTGCTTTTGCAAGCGAACACGCTAATGTTGCAACGCTCGGGCAGAAGGCAGGAGCGGGAGCTGCGACTAAACAGATAGACCAAGATTTTGATGTGCTTGTAAATAAGCCGATGACTATTCAGGGCAAGCTGATAGTTAATGTTTCTCATAGAGTTTGGAACAGCTCAAGCGACGGAACTATGTACTTAATAGCAAGATTTAGAAAATGGAATGGAGTAACAGAAACGGAAATAGCTGTGAGCGGGAACAGCAATTATATTAATTGTACAGGCGGTGGAGCAGAAGATATAACTATAGCTTCTCTTGATATGACTATTCCGTTAACTTTATTCAAAAAAGGAGAGTATATTAGAGTTACTATAGAAGCATGGCTTACTTCTACAGGAGCAGGAGCGACAAATGGAGAAATAGCTCACGATGCGACAGGAAGAACTACAGATTTTAGCCCTGCATGGAACGCTAATTTTTCTACAATATTAAAGGTATTTTTGCCAGTGAGGCTTGATTTATAATGCCAGTCTTAAACATAGATAGAGCTCAGGCAAGCGATATGCTGAACAAAGTTAAAGATGTTACCGTAAATGCTCTGAATACGGACGGAGCAGGAGACCAAGACGAGACAGAATGGCAGAATACATCATGGGCGCAGTATTGGGGTTATTTTAATGAGATAGCAGATTTAAAAAGTGCTATGCTTATGAAAGCTATTTGGAATGTAGGAAAAGGATATATTGCTGACCCCGAAACTACGGTTATTTTTGACCATATAACAGGCTGGGGAAAAGATACTTTTGAGGATATTCTTTTTAATATGGAAGTTATAAGAAGAGTAGGCGGTGATGCTTACGCAGAAATTATAAGAGACTCTGATACAAATTTGCTTATTAATTTAAAGCCGCTCGACCCGGGCAGTATAAAGATTATTGTAGATAGAAAAGGAATAATAAAACGATATGAGCAAGTCTCGAAAATTCAAGGAAAGGCTGCTGTAAAATTTAAGCCAGAGGATATTTTGCATCTATCGAATAATCGATTAGCCGACCAGATACACGGCATTTCAGATATTAAGGCGCTGGAAAAAACAATTTTAGCAGAAAATGAGAGCTTTACAGATTTAAAGCAAATATCCCACAGAGGAGCGAGACCGATGATTATGTTTAAATTAGGGACTGATGACCCTGCTAAAATTGCAGCCTTTATAGATAAGATGGATAAAGCAGTCAATAAAGGAGAAAATATTTATATTCCCGACGACGATAATTCTGTAAATTTTGAAGTCGTGCAGGTTAATGTTCCCGCTTCTATGATGGCGTGGAGAGACGATATAAGAAATAAGTTTTATAGAGCGCTCGGGCTTCCATTAATTATTTTCGGAGCTTCAGGAAGTACAGAGAGCGGCGGAAAAATGGAGTATTTAGCTCATGAACAGGTATTTGAGCACGACCAAAGATTTATAGAAAATCAAATATGGCAGCAGTTAAATTTAAGGATTAATTTATTGCCGCCTACATCTATGCTTAACGATTTAACAACAGACCAGAATAAAGATGCGAACGGACAATTAAATATGCAGCCTATGGATATGATGGCGGGAGCAGGAGCATAATGGCTAAAAAGAAAGAAGAGACTAATAATCCGCCTGTTGTAGAAACTTCGCCGCTGCCTTTAACTGCTCCGTTGCTTCATTCTGATGTTAAAGTAAATCCTGATAAAACAATAGATTATAGTGTAGGAAATAATCCGCCTATAAATCTTAGTCCTGACGAATTTCAAAACTTGCAGGGAAAATCAGGGACTTTTTCAAGCTCTAAAGTAGAGATGATAAAAGAACTTGAAGCAAGAACAAGAGTGCAGAATAAAATAAGGCAAGGCGCAACATTACAGCAGATAAAAGACGAAATGATACTAGCAGAAGCGAATAAAAATGCAGGGTTAGGGGATATTTCGAGCTCGCCTAATGCCGCTCCGCAGCAAGATTTTAGCGATTTGAGTGTAGATAAATTACTGCAAGAGCCAGAGGCTCAAGTAAATCAATTGCCAACATTTCAGTCAGATAGAGTAAGGTTACAGGCTGAAGCTCAAGCTCAAGGAAAAGATAAGCCTGCTCTAACAGACCAGATAGGCGCTGCTATAACAGGGATAGGAAAGAGAATGCTTCCTACTGCAGCAGAAATCTACGATAGTATAGAAAAAGCAATAGGAAATAGAAAAACAACAAGGGTTCAGGCTTCAGAGCAAGCCTTTTCTGATGCTACAAATACAATTAGTCAGGACATAGAGCTTGTAAGAGCAGGAATAGCTAATTATGAGGAGACTAAAAAGCATTTATTGCAGGCTGCAGCAGCAATAAATCGGCTCGAAGGCACAACACACGGGTTAGGAAAAGCGAATTTAAGATATTGGATTAGCAGCGGAAAAGAACTTGAAACATCTATAATTAATGAAAAAACAATTTTAAGAAACCAATTAGTAGATTTAGAATTAGCAAAAAGAGAAGCAGATATAACTTCAGCTAAGCAAAGAATGGGGCTGATGACAACAGCATGACAATTTTTAAAGAAATTCCGAACAGCTGGATTATTGCATTTTTAGCAATAGCTTTAATAGGATTAAGAATTTTGGACATAGATAGCTGGACGACTGGAGCATTAGGAATTATTTTAGGATATCTGACAGGAAAGCATATCGAGCAGGTGAGGAGCAAAAGATGCCAGAAGAAATAACAGTGCCAGAAATAGAGCAGAAGAAAAACGAAGCTATAGCTATAATTAAAAATTCTAAAGATGTTATACCGCTTACGCCATCAGAGAAGCAGATAAAAGAGGCTATGAAAACTCCTAAGCCTATTCCTGTGCAAATTACCGCTGAGGAGCTGGAAGAGATAAGGCAAGTAATAGCAGAAAGAAGAATAGGCGGAAGAAGCGAGGGCGGAATAATGCCTAAGCCTGTTAATCCTGAAGAAGAAAGAAAAAAAGCGATAAATGACTGGCTAAAGCCTACAGGAATGAAGATATGAAAAAAAAAACAATAATCGCCGTAAGCGTTTTGGCAGGCTTATTATGTGGCTTTTTTCTTGGCTTAGGCTTTGGAATAGAGCTAACAATAAGAAAAGTAGTTAATCTTCTGCCATCGTTTACAAATATAGAAATAAATACGCAGACTGTTAAAGACGCTTTATTTCAATATTCTAATAATATTGGAAAATGCTTTAACAGAACTTTAGGCTAATGCACCTCTATATAGCTACAAAAGGAGCGAAGCACGAGATAGACCAATTTATAACGCAGCTGCAGGGAAAATATTTGCCTATGAAATGGAGACCCAATAAAGATGAGCCTTTAAAAGATGTTCATGTGCAGCTTGGAGTTAGACCAATACAGCTCTGGGAGATTGGTTTTCCTAAAGAGCATTACGATTTAGTAGCTACGACAATTCTTGGAAAAGATTATAAAGGAATTATGGGGAATGATGGAAAAAAACCTGTTCAGCATAAATGGACAGAAAAGTTTATTTTTTTCTTTAGAAAATTATTGCGTCTCGACCCTCTGCCGCCTTATGAGGGTAAAAATGTAATGCCTATAAGGCGGCAGGATATGATTGTTGTAGGACTTGGGACTAAGCAGGATTATATGACTGAAGACGGCTTTGAGGGAATATGAGATTCTTTAAATTTGCTTTGCATAAAAGATATTTTGATACGGGGTTTGCAGTCTTGAATTATTTAAAATATCCGTTAGTCTTGTTGGGTTTTGCTATTCCTGATGTAAAAGCTATAATTTTATTTGCTGTTGTTTATGCTGCAGTCTGTTATGTCTTAGGTTGGTGGTGGCTTAATTCTGGAATGTGTGACGCTGAAAGTGAAGTTACGAATAGATTTAATCCGTTTGTAAGAGAAGTAAGAGAAAAATTTATAGAGGCAAAATAGAAAGGCTTAAATATTCATTCTGTATAAAATATTTATGGCAAATGAGGCAGTAATAATCGAACTTCTTGGGAACGCAGGAGACCCAGTTAGATTTAATTGCGCGAGTAACGTTACAATTTCAGCAGGAACTATTTGTTATTTAGTAGACCCTCGTACTGCTTCAGCTTCTCATGTCACTTTGGACGGAGTAACGCCTGCAGGAATAGCGGCTCATGATAAAATTTCTACTGATGGCTCAACTTCGATAACTTGCTATACTAACGGAATTTTTGATTTAACTGCAGCAGGAACAGCTATAACAGCAGGACACCCAGTTTCAATTTCAGGAACTAATTTAATTTCAGGAGCAGCTTTAATTACTAATGCAGGACGTATTTTGGGAATAGCGCTCGAAACAGCATCAGCATCAGAAGTAATCGCAGTGAGGGTTAAAGTATAATGGCAGTTTCACAAGGCGAGATGGATTTAAGAGCAGAAAATTTTGAAAGTATAGTTAAAGGTTTTGCTTTGCAAGAATTTAGAATGAAGCAAGTTGTTATGATTAATTCATCTTCTGCTTGGATAGAGACTTATTACAGAGAGACCGCTACAGAACTTTCAGGCGGGACAGGCTCTAATGTTCGAGGCATACCTCGACTTGCTAATTTTCCTTATGGACAGACTTCATGGACTAAGATTCAGGCTTATATTGAAAAATACGGAATAGAGGGTATAGTTTCATGGGAAGATGCTATGCAGGATAATATAGATGTTATCGCAAGAACTCTTTTAAGAATTGCAAGAGCGGTAGCATATGCAGTAGACACCCAGATATTTACCGTGCTTAACGATGCAGCAGGAAATAGCGTAACAATTACAGGCGGAAATGAATGGGACAGCGCTACAGTTGCCAACAGAGACCCTATAGCAAATATTCTCGATGCAAAAGCAGAGCTCTATAAAGATAATTTTGACCCTGATAACGGAGCAGGCTATATAATTCTTAATCCGACAGATTATTCTCACTTGCTGCAGAATAGCAAAGTCGTAAATAATCCCTCATTTAAAGCTGCTGACGTCGTAGCAAATGGCGTAGTCGGGCAGATATGCGGGCTAAAGATTATAGTTTCTAATGTTGTAAGCGTTTCAGGCGCTCTTATAGTTATAGCTAAAGAGTGTGGAACTTGGAAAGAAGCAGCTCCTCTAACTACGTTTACTGATGTTGATAAAGGAATAAAGTATAAAATAAGAGCTTATGAAATGGGCGTATGTCAAGCAACTTCTCCTAATGCGATGTGTAAAATTATAAACACAGACGCATAAAATGGCTACTAACGAAGAAATATTAAATCCTAAATCTCTTGTAATTCCTATAGTTACTCCTGCAAGCTCTTTAACTCAAGCTCCTAAAGGCACAATAGTTATCTCAGGCGCAAAACTTTATATTGCTACTGCAGCAGGAGTTTTTGAGCTGATAACCTCAGCTTAACGAGGTTAAAATGAGTGTTTTTAATTCTTTTAAAACTAACCCTATTCAATTTCAGGAGCAGGAGCAAAGTAAAGGCATTCTTGATGATTACGCATTAAGAAAGCATATAGATGTTATTTCAGGAACTATAGAAAAAACACCCGTAAACAATAAAGATATCGTAAATAAAGCGTATGCAGACAGCATTTCAGGTGCAGGCGTAACTGACCACGCTCTTCTTACAAATTTAGATTATGCGTCATCAAGTCATACAGGATTTCAGGCTGCAGGCAGCTATCAAATATCAGGGCAATATTATGTTTCTGGCGCTATGGTTGCAGACAGCGATAAATTAGACGGAAACGACAGCTCTTATTTTGCAATTTCAGGAGCTTATCTTTTAGGGCAATATGCTATTTCGGGAAATGTTATCTATAAAGCAGGCGGAGTATTCACGGGCTCAATTTCAGGAGCAGATAAACTTTCTGCATCAGGGGCGGAAATTGTAAATGTTTGCTATGGAACAGGGACAGCTCCGACAGCTTCTACTACAACAGAGGGAACTATCTTCTTAAAATATACTGCTTAACATGGTGTCTTATTGTGAAAAATGCGGATTAGTAATTAAAGTTACGAAACTAATGACTTATATAAAAGGCGGGACAGGGTGCAAGCACTGGAGAGTATGCGAAATTTGCTATGCAGCTGCTCCTGAAAGTGAAAAAGGCATAGATGGGGTGCAAGTAATCGATGGTTGAAACAAATTACGAGTACTATTCAACAGGCGGAAATACTTACTATCTTTCTACGACTACGAGAAAATGCGGGCAGTCATTCACCGTAGGCACAATCGGAGCTAATGAAGCGTTTACGCTTACTAAAGCTGCTTTGCAAGTATGGAAAACAGGTACGCCCGGAAATGTTACAATAAATCTTTATGCAGTAGATGGTTCAGGGTTTCCTACTGGAGCAGCCTTGAGCACTGGGACTCTTGATACGAGCGGTTTAGGGACGAGCTCGCCTGGAACTATGACTGATGTAACTATGAGCTCGTATGTTGTTTCTACTTCTACAAAATATGCGCTCGTAATGGAAAATACAAGCTCGGGCTCTGTTCAGTGGTATTGTAATGATGCGGGAGCTTATGCTGGCGGAACTATGCTTGATAATACAGGCTCATGGAGCAACGCCTCAGGCTCGCCCGTTGTAGACGCTTACTTTCAAATATGGGGCAATCCGCCCGTAGTTACCAATATGAAAATTAATATCGGCGATGTATGGAAAGACGTAGC